CGAAAACGCCTCTGCATCACAAGCACGCAAGCACCACAGCGCGTCATCCAGCCCGTTACTGTCAAGGATCTGCAACAGCGATACGGGCGTGTCCTTGCCGTATTTGCGGATACCGCCAAGCGACGTGCACAGCTTTTTCCAGCCGTCCGTGCAAGGCTCGTGCTCGCGGATGCGGGCGAGGGTTGTGTAGATCATGCCGGCATCAACCAGAAGTCGGACAGGCCACCGCCAACCGAACCAGCGCGCCGCCACCGCGCAATCGTCGCCATTGCGTCGGCGTAGCTCATGGCATCCGATTGACGCGTCTGCACCGTCACGCCGTTTCGCAGCAGCGGCGGCATGTACCAGCGCTCGTGGATGACGTAGTTCATGCCGTCAACCCTGCGCGGTGCGCCTGCGCTGCGCGCACTGCCTCGGCCCAGTTGTCGCCTTGGCCCTCGACACTGAAAAACAGGCCAAGCTCGATGTGGCCGACGCTGCATCGGCGCGCCGAAAGCTTCCACCGCTCGTCAGGGGGCAGGTCTTTGTAGGGCGGCAGCTTGGCGCGCTCGGCCGCAGGCAGTGCGTGCTCCTGCAATTTGACGCGGGCTGTTTTGCCGTAGAGCTTCCGCGCAGCGCGCAGTGCTTGGTCTTGTGTCATTCCCGTTCCCTCTTGGCCCCGGCCGGACGAACCGGCGCGGGGCGGTTTCCAAAAAAGGCCGGTTTGCAGTCCCGGCCAAGTATCACAGGCTCCCGGCCTTTCGGCCTCGGAATCAATACTAGGCCATGAGAAAATTTAGCGCAAGGGGCGCGAACACCTTGCGTGCAAATATTTCGCAGGCTATGATCTGGCCATGACATGCAATCAAGCCATCAATCACTTCGGGAGCGTCGCCAAGCTGGCCGCCAAAATCGGCTACAACCGGCGCGCGGTGTACCATTGGAAAGCTGCGGGACGTATTCCGCCCAAAGCGCAAAGGCTCATACAAGCCGCTACGCGCGGTAAGCTTAAGGCCGGCGCATGACTCCCCAGACGGTAGGCCTCTCCCCGGCCTCTCCAACCAGCCGCCCGGCGCTGGCCGTCGAAAGCCGGGCACCTATCAATGGCGCAGCCGATTGCGGCTCAGCCTCAGCGGAACAGGCGGCATTAGCCGATGACTGCGAAGGGCGGCATGGCCGCGACGGTGCCGGAATAAGAGCCGGCAGCGCCACCTATTGCAGGGCGGGCCTCATGCCGCACCTCCACCACGCGCCGGCCGTGGCCGCAGAAGCCGGCACCTATTCGGAGGCATGACGATGGTAATCAGAACAACGCTGCATAATCCGCACACTTGGGCCAAGGAAGGTGACTACGTTGCCTATACCGACTACGCCGCCCTAGAAGCCGAAAACGCCAATCTGCGGGAGGCGTTCGCCATCATGGAAGCCGCTTTGCGCGACATGGGGCAGATAACGGAAGCCCTGCGCCGCCGGCTGGACGATGCTGGACTGTAGGACGATTCCTAATGGCCGCAGGTAGACAGACGGTTGACCGCATAGCGTGTCCCGCGTAAAATCGGGACATGTCCGAGACATATACAAAACTCTTTTCTTCCATCACCGACTCGACCATTTGGGCTGAGCCGAACCCCACTCGCATCGTCTGGATCACCATGCTCGCTATGGCCGACAGACACGGCTACGTAGGAGCCAGCATCCCAGGCCTAGCTGCGAGAGCCCGCGTAACCGTAGAGGAGGCGCAAGCGGCCATCGAAGCGTTCCTAAGCCCAGATAAGTACTCGCGTAGTCAGGAGTTCGAGGGGCGCAGAATTGAGACTGCGGACCGTGGCTGGATATTGCTGAACTACGATAGATTCAGGGACATGCGCGACGAAGAGGCCCGCAAAGAGTACGAGCGAAACCGGAAGCGAGCGCAGCGGCAACGGACGCAGAAACGTCCCAAAGTGTCCCAAATGTCCCGCGCTGTCCCCGATTGTCCCGCTGTGTCTGCCCAAGCAGAAGCAGAAGCATATACAGATATCGGATCTACTACCGTAGATCCTCAGGTGTGGGCCGAATTCACCGAGCATCGAAAAGCCATCCGTAAGCCTCTCGGAAAACTCAGCGCCCAGAAGAACCTGAACATCCTCGCTGCCATGTCGCCAGCCGACCAGCGCCGCGCCGTGGACGCCACGATAGCCAACAACTGGACCGGCATCTTTCCGCCGAAGGGTAACGCCAATGGAACACATAGCGAAAACGCTAGGCCGCGCAGTGCCGTCGATAGGGTCAGGGCCGCCGCCGCCGCGCGCGCAGCTGCCGACCCGGATTATTGACGCCGTGTGGCAGCGCATGACTGAGATATACGGCCACAAGTGGACCAGCCACTACGGCGAGGCCGACATCGAGGGCACGTGGGCTAGGGGGCTGGCGGATATGTCTGGCCAGGAACTGAAGGCGGGCTTCATTGCCTGCCTGAACAGCGGCGAGGCTTGGCCTCCGAGCCTGCCCGAATTCCGCGTGATGTGCCGGCCAGTGAAAGAGAAGCGCGAGAACGCCGCCGCCTACCGCTGCACCGGCCCGCGCTTGCCGCTCAAGCTGAGCGACGAGGACAGGGCTAAGGGGCGCGCCGCGCTGGCCGCGATGATGGCGAAGCTATGACTTGCTGGTCCTGCACTCACGTCCGCCGCGAGGGCACGTATTGCAGCGTCCTCAAGGTAGAGCGCGAGAAACGATGCGTCCTGTTCGAGCGCGAACCGGGCGCGGACGAAATGGTTAAACGGGAGAGAGACGATGCAGTATCATGAATTTCTAGAGGCTAAACGCATCACGGCGCCGCCGTGCGGGCTGGTAGATGTGCCGGATCTTGGGGCGCACCTTTTCGACTTTCAGCGCGACATTGTTGCATGGGCGCTCCGTCGCGGGCGGGCGGCAGTGTTCGCCGATTGCGGCATGGGCAAGGGGCCGATGGCGCTTGAATGGGCGAGCCACATCCCCGGCGATGTGCTGCTGGTGGCGCCTCTTGCGGTTGCGCGACAGTTTGTTCGCGAGGCTGAAAAATTTGGCGTCTCGGTGACAATCTGCCGGTCGCAAGACGATGTGCGCCCAGGCATTAATGTCACGAACTACGAGATGCTCCAGCACTTCGACTGCGGGCATTTTACGGGCGTCGCGCTTGATGAGTCGTCGATCCTGAAAGCCTACGACGGCAAGACGCGAACGATGATCATCGAGTCGTTCAGCATGACGCCATACCGGCTGGCCTGCACGGCTACCCCGGCGCCGAATGACTACATGGAGCTTGGCAACCATGCTGAATTCCTTGGCGTCATGACCCGCGCCGAAATGCTGGCTACCTTTTTCGTGCACGACGGCGGCGAAACGCAGAAATGGCGCCTCAAAGGTCACGCCGAGGATGAATTCTGGCGCTGGCTGGCATCGTGGGCGGTCATGATCCGCAAGCCGTCTGACCTGGGCTATGACGATGGCGACTTCAAGCTGCCGGAGCTGGTCACTCACGAGGTCATCGTGAGCGTTGATAGCCCGACTCAGGGTTTTCTTTTCCCGGTTGAGGCCGCGACCTTGCAAGAGCGGATCGCCGCTCGCCGCGACACCATCGAGGATCGCGTTGCGCATTGCGCCGCGCTGGTCAACGGATCGCCCGATCCTTTCGTGGCCTGGTGCAATATCAATTCCGAATCCGAGATGCTCGGCAAGGCTATCCCTGATTCGGTCGAGGTCAAGGGCTCCGACTCCGACGCGCACAAGGAGAAAGCCGCCATCGACTTTGCCGAGGGGCGCGTGCGCGTGCTGATCTCGAAGTCGTCGATCTTCGGGTACGGCATGAACTGGCAGCACTGCAATCAAGTTGCGTTCGTTGGCCTGTCCGATTCATGGGAGCAATACTATCAAGCCGTCCGTCGCTGCTGGCGATTCGGGCAGACGCGTCCCGTTAACGCGCACCTGATCGCCGCTGAAACGGAAGGATCTGTACTCGCTAACATCAAGCGCAAGGAATCCGACGCCGCCCGCATGGCGGAAAACATGGTTGCGCACATGCGCGAACTGAACCAGCAAGCAATCCACGGAGCGACCGCACGCATGACCACGACATACGCAGAGCAGATCGAGACCGGCGAAGGATGGGAAATGCGACTCGGCGATTGCGTCGAAAACGTTTCCAAGTTGGCGGACGATTCTATCGACTTCTCCGTCTACTCGCCGCCGTTCGCCTCGTTGTACACGTACTCGAACAGCGACCGCGACATGGGCAACTGCAAGGATTCGGAGGAATTCATGCAGCACTATCGGTTCCTTTTGCGCGAACTCTACCGCGTTACCAAGCCGGGGCGGTTGACCTCGTTTCACTGCATGAATCTGCCGACCAGCAAGGTGAACCACGGCTACATCGGCATCCGTGACTTTCGCGGAGAACTGATCAAGGCGCATGAAGCCGAGGGTTGGATCTTCCATTCAGAAGTGTGCATCTGGAAAGACCCGGTAACGGCCATGCAGCGCACCAAGGCGCTGGGGCTGCTGCACAAGCAACTCAAAAAAGACTCTTGCATGTCGCGGCAAGGCATCCCCGATTACCTCGTGACCATGCGCAAGCCGGGCGAAAACGCAGAGCCTGTCGCTCACGATAACGAGTCCTTCCCGGTCGGCGACTGGCAGAAAATCGCCTCGCCGGTCTGGATGGATATCAATCCGTCCGATACGCTGCAATACATGTCGGCGCGCGAACACAACGACGAGCGCCACATCTGCCCGCTGCAGCTCGAAGTGATCCGCCGTGCGCTGCGGCTGTGGTCCAATCCTGGCGATCTGGTGCTGTCGCCGTTTGGCGGGATTGGTAGTGAGGGTCACGTATCCATCGAGCAGGGTCGGCGCTATCTCGGCATCGAACTCAAGCGCAGCTACTTCGAGCAGGCCGTGCGGAATCTGCGCGCCAGCACGGCGCAGCAGTCCATGTTCGAGCTGCAAGCATGAACGCCGCCATCCTAGACCGCAGTCCCCGCCTGCAACGTGTGCTAGCCGTTCTCCGTCGCAGCCACTGGGTAACTACGCGCGGCATCATCGAGCGCGCGCATGTCGTGGCGGTGTCGTCTTGTGTAGCCGAACTCCGACAGAACGGTTATGACATCGACTGCCACCGCGCTGGCGACATCTGGCGCTACAAGCTCAACCGGAGGGCTAAGGCATGATAGCTATAGCCGAAGCCATCGCCCGCATCGTCTGCATCATCATCGGCCTGTGCGGCCTCGGCATGGCGTGTCTGTGGGCGTGGGAGTACATCCGCGAATCATTGGAGAGGGACGGAGAGTGAACATCCATCACAAATCCTGCCGCACCTGTCAGCGCACCATGTCAGCCGATGACGCCCATCATGATTGCCAGTCGTGCCGCGTCAGCAGAACGCCGGAGCAGCGCGCAGCGCGCAGAGCCTACTATGCCGCATGGCAACGGCAGGACCGCGCTAACAATGGCCGCAGGGAAGCGCTATGAAAGCCTGTACTGACTGCGGCAAGGCGATGCCGCTCAAGGAAACGCACTATCGCTGCCATGCCTGCCGATGCGCCGACAAGGCCAAGGGCGCCACCAAGCGCGTCTGCGTCCAGTGCGGCAAGACGGAGATACGGCGCGATTTCCACAAAAAGTGCTGGAGGTGCCGCGCGCCGGCTCGCACGACACCGCCTGCTTACCGGTGGATGACTGATGAGGATGTTCGGCTCGTTCGGCGACTTAGGGACGAGAAACTGGCTTCGCTTGCACGTATCGAACAAGAGCGCGCGCGGCTCAAGGCGGAGGCGCAGCGCATCAAGGAGACAATGACGACGCGAGCGATAGCGGAAAAATTCGAGTGCAGCCAGCAGACCGTATCGCGCATCTGGTACGGGAAAGCGTATGCGGGGGTTGTATGAGTGAATGCATTACCCATCATCACGCCTGCGACTGCCGCGAGGCGCGAATGCGCGAACTTGAGCAGGCCGCAAAAGACTTGGCAGGCGCTTATTTTCGCATGGAGTTGCACGGCTTCATCATGGCGAATGACGACGACGAGGACAGTTATCGTCATTTTCGAGACATTGCCGAGGACGCTATGCAGACCATCCGCAGGCTGACGACATGACTGACCGCCGCATTAACCTCGAACCTGGCCAGCGGTACGGCCGTCTGGTGACGCTAGAGCCTGCCGAGCCCATCGGCCGCGCACTGCGCTGGCTGTGCCAGTGCGACTGCGGGCAGCAGCGCATATGTCGCATCAACGACTTGCGCAAC